CTTACATATCGCAAGAAGATCGTTTGATAGTTAATGCAATCACCACTAACAAAGGTTCTGTTTTAAAAGCAGAAACAACTTTTGTGATAAAAAATGTGCAACCTGATAACACAGGCATGATTGAACTAACTTTAGAGGAACAATAAATGTCTCAATACAGAATGGAAACAGAAGAAGATATGAGTGCTTATCTTGATTCTGATTTTGGACATGGTAGAAGTGCAGTTTTTACTAATAGCAGTAGTGCTCAATCAACTATTAACATCATTTTAAATAACGAATATTTTGAAGAAGAATTTGGCATTGGTGTTGAAGGTACAAAACCAATAGCTTACTGTCGATCTGTTGATGTACCTTCAGTTGTGCATGGTAATACTTTAGCTGTGTCAGCATATAAAGATGTGGATGGTAATACTTTGGTTGCAGCTAAATCTTTTACTATAGTTAATGTGCAAAAAGATCGCACTGGTTTTACTACTCTCATGTTAGAGGAAATATAATGGCTAATCATCTTAGACAGCAAATTAGAGAAAGATTAGGCACTGTTCTGACTGGTTTAACTACAACTGGTTCAAATGTATTTGAATCAAGAGTTTATCCCCTAGAAACAGCTAATTTGCCTTCATTGTTGATCTACACAAAATCAGAAACAGCAGAACCTATTGTGATTGGCACTAACAGATTATTAGAAAGAAATTTATCAGTAGCTATAGAATGTTATGTAAAAGCAACAAGTAATTTCGATGATTCAGTTGATACAATATGCAAAGAAGTAGAAACAGCTATAGCTGCTGACCCAACTTTAAACAATTTAGCTAAAGATACTTTTTTAGAAAGTACAGAAATAGAATATAATGCAGAAGGTGAAAAGCCAGTTGGCTATGCCACCTTAACATTTAATGTTAATTATTTTAATCAGGAACAAGCACCTGATGTAGCGAGGTAAAAAAATGAAATTATTTAGTCCTAATGGCAAGGTTTCTATAGATGCTCACCCTTCAAGGGTTGAAAGTCTATTGAATAAAGGTTGGAAAGAAGAAGCAACCAAAGATATTAAATCTTCTTCAAAAAAAGAGGTGAAAGAAAATGGCAGTACATAAAGGAAGCGAGGGGTTAATTAAAGTTGGCTCTGCTACTGTTGCTGAAGTTAGATCGTATTCTTTGGAAGAAAGTGCTGATGTAGTTGAAAAAACTGCAATGGGCGATTCTTCAAGGAGTTATTTATCAACGCTAACGCAATTTACAGCATCTGTAGATGTATTTTTTGATGAAACTGACACTGCACAAACTGCATTATCAATAGGTTCTACTGTAACACTTGAGGTTTATCCTGAAGGTGCTTCAACAGGTGACATTTATTATAATGGTTCTGCAATTGTTACAGGTTTTACTAGAAGTGCATCATTTGATGGTTTAGTAGAAGCGAGTGTAACTTTACAAGGTTCAGGTGGCTTAACTACTTCAACAGCTTAATTATGAAGTTAATAGAGAAGGCAAAAGCACATTTCAATGCTTTAGAAATAAAAGAAATTGAAATACCAGAATGGAGTGTAGATGGTGAAATACTTAAAATTTACAGTAAACCATTAACATTGGCAGAAATGTCTAAGTTGCAAAAATATGCAAAAGACGATGATGTGGCGTTAATGGCTTATTGTTTAATTCACAAAGCACTAGATGCTGAAGGTGATAAAGTATTTGATATTGGTGATAAAGCAACATTAATGAATGGTGTAGACAAAGATGTATTAGCCAGAGTGGCTACTGAAATCATGTCAGCACCTACAGTAGAGGAACAAGAAAAAAAGTAATTCAAGATAAAGACTTGTTTGCAAGATACTATTTAGCAGAATTGTTAGGAGTAACAGTTGCAGAGTTAGAAGAAAAAATGTCTTTATCTGAATTTACTGGATGGATTGCGTATCTAAGAGAAAAAAATAGGCAGATGGATAATGGCAGGAACTGATTATAAATTAAGAATTAAAGGACAAGATCAAACTGGCAAAGCGTTTGGTAAAGTAAATAAAAACATTAATTCTACTCAATCAGCTATGAAAAAATTAGCTGGTGCATTTGCTGGTGCGTTTGCTGTTCGTCAATTAGTGCAGTTTGGTAATGAAGCAATGCAAATTGCTGATAGTTTAGGTAAAACTGCTGTTGCTGTTGGCGTTGGTGTTGAATTTTTACAAAAATATCAATTTGCTGCCCAACAAGCTGGAGTTGAAACAGAAAAGTTTAACAAAGCCTTAAAATTCTTTTCTAAAGGTATTGGTGAAGCAACACAAGGCAAAGGTTTAGCTAAAGAAGCATTTGATGACTTAGGCATATCAATTTTTGATGCTGGTGGTAATACCAAAAAAACAGAAAAATTATTTTTAGAATTTTTTACTGCTTTAGAAAAAGTAGGTGCTCAGTCAAGAAAATCAGCTCTACTAGCAGGTGCTTTTGGTGCAAAAGTTGGTATTGATATGGCTAATCTTATCAAAGATGGCACTGCATCAATGCAAGAATTAGCAGAAGCTGCTACTGGAATATTTACCGAAGAAACTATTAAAGATGCTGAAAGATTTAATGACACTATGAATATTTTAAGAAGGGAAGTTTTAGTTCCTATACAAAGTTTATTGATAGGAATTAATTCTGATTTTTTAGATTTATTATCAAGTCTTGGCGTTCAAGGAGTCGTAGAAAAAAGTGCAATAAGCAAATTAAAGGATGAATTAAAAGATGCTGAAAAACAACTTGCAAGATCAGAAGGAGTTTTTGGGCGTTTTTTTAGCAAGAATGTAGAAGGTACTCAGTTTAGCACCAAATTTTTGAAAGAAAGAATATCTAAAATTAAAGAACAAATAAATTTACATCAAAAATTAATAGACCAAGAAGATGATTTCACTACAACAAGAGAGCGTTCTGAAACACAATTAAAAGCAATGGCTAATGTTTCACGAACTTTAAACAGTGGCTTTGAAGAATTTTTTGATATTACAAAAAAAGGATTTTTAGATTTTGAAAACCTATCAAAAAGAATTTTAGCTTCTGTTATTAATGAAATGGTGAAAGTTTTTATTATCAAAAAGTTAATGGGGTTTGCTGCTGGTGCAGTTGGTGAAGATACCACTATGGGTCAAATATTTACTAAAGCTGGTGACAATTATGAAGGTGGTGGTTTTACAGGTTCTGGTTCAAGAACAGGTGGCTTAGATGGCAAGGGTGGCTTTATGGCTATGGTACATCCTAACGAAACTATTATAGATCACACGAAAGGACAAGGTGCTGGTGGCACAACAGTAAACTTTAATATTAATACAGTTGATGCTAGTGGTTTTGATCAATTATTAGTTTCAAGAAAAGGTACAATTACACAAATAATAAATAATGCTATGAATAATCAAGGCAAGATGGGTGTAGTCTAATGAGTGGTGCATTTCCAACAAGTCCTAGTTTTAGAACTTTAAATTTTAGAGATAATAGACCCACTTTATTAAATCAAACTATATCTGGTAAAAAACAAGTCAGACAAATTGGTGGGCAATATTTTTCTTTTGGTGTATCAATGCCACCATTACAACAAGAAGATTCACAAGCAATCTTTGCTTTTTTACAAAAACAGAAAGGTAGTTTTGAAAACTTTACTATCACGCATCCATTAGATAATCTTGGTGTAGGTAAAGCAGAAACAGATATACAGGTTGTTGGCACACACGCCTTATCTGATGCAACCATTGTTATAGATGGCTTTGCAAATTCAACTAATGGCGTTTTAAAAGCTGGTGATCTTATTAAGTTTGCTAATCATACTAAGGTTTATATGGTACAAGCAGATGTAAATTCAAATGGCAGTGGGCAAACAACTGTATCTATATCACCAAATTTGGTAGCTACTCTAGCTGATAATGAAGCTGTTACTGTCAATAAACCAAGTTTTACTGTGTATCTTGAAAGCAATGAAGTTATCTATAGTACCGATATCAGTGGTTTATTTAGTATTTCATTTGATGTTAGAGAGGTTATCACCTAATGCCAAGAACTTTATCTTCAGCACTACAAACGCAAGTATCAGCAGATGCAACTAAGATCGCTTTCTTAGTTGAATTGCAATTATCTACTGTTGTTAGAGTTACTAATTATAATCGTAATGTTGTTTTTAATTCTAACACTTATGAAGCTGGTGGTTCTTTCGTTACTCTTGATGCAACTACTGAATCAGGCAAATTACAGGTTGATGAAATGAATATAGGTTTTTCAAATGTTACTAACGAAATAAGAGCGTTAGTAGAATCAGGTGCATTTACCGATAAAATTGCAAACATTTATATTGCTTATTTTGATGCAGATGAAGAATTGGTTGGTGCAATAACTTACTTTACTGGACAAATAAGAAGTATAGCTATCAATGAAACTATAGATGCTTCTAATCTAACTATGACAGTTGCTAGTCATTGGGCAAATTGGAGTTTAACAAAAGGCAGACATTTTTCTGATAGTTCACAACAAGACTTTAGTTCTGGTGATAAAGGCTTGGAATACGCCACCCAAGTGAAAGAAGATGTTAGATGGGGTAGTGGGTAATGGGAGCATTGACATCTTTTTTAGTATTCGTAGGGTTTGCTGAAGCTACAGCAGCAACTATTGCTACTTATGTTACAGCAATTGTTGCCACATATACTGTAGTTACTGGTGTTAAGTCATACAAAATGGCTAAGTCTTTAGCCAGTAGTTTGCAAAACAAAGGTTCGGAAATACTAGCTAATAAAACTTCTGCTGGTGGCAAGATACCAGTAATTTATGGCTCAAGGCGAGTTGGCGCTCAGATAGTATTTATGGACACAGCAGAAAATGAATCAAAAGATTTATTTGTTGTTTATGCTCTATCAGTTGGTGAAGTTGAAAACATAGATGGTGCGACAATTGAATTAGATGGTAATCCTATAAACGATGATAAAAGATTTAAATTTGGTGGTTATATTGGTTCAGATAAAATTAGTTCTGGTGCAGGTAGTTTAAATACAGCAGATAATGTTACTCCAGTTTCATTGACCCAAGATATTACAAAAATTTCTGCTGGTACTATTGGCACAGACCCAGCAACATCTTATAGCTTTGTTTTTAATTTACATCATGGGGCGACAACACAAACAGCAGACCCAATGTTTCTTGCATCTTTAGCTTCTAGCAAATGGACATCAGCACACAAATTAAATGGTATTGCTTATATAGCAGCTAAGTATCATTATGATGAGGGTGGTATGTGGTCAGGTGTGCCACAACTAACAGTCAGTGTGCAAGGTAAAAAAGTTTTTGACCCTAGAGATTCAGGACAAACTTTTGGTACTATTTCTGGTTATAAATGGTCAGATAATCCTGCGTTGTGTTTCTTAGATTACATAAGCAATAATGAATATGGAAAAGGTTTAACAGAATCACAAATAAATATGTCTACTTTTAGCACAGCAGCTAATATTGCTGATACGCAAGTAGATACGCCTAATTTTAATGGTAATGCTTCACAAATGGCATGGTCAGGACAAAATGGAAATAATTTTGTTTTAATAGGTAACTTTACTAATTGGAGTAAATTCAAAACAGGTGAAGTTTTACAATTAAAAAATGATAGTGGTACTGTCATTGTTAATAACAGAATCATTACCGAAATGCAGATTACTAATTTTTATGATGGCACTAAAAAATATGTAATTTATTTTGATTCTGCTCATCCATTAACTGCTGATCATTCTGTATCAGGCAGTGTTAATAATGGCTTATCTAAAGTTAAAAGATTTCATTGTAATGGTGTAGTTGATATTAATAGAACTGTTATGGAAAATGCTCAAGACTTATTATCTAATATGCGTGGGATTTTTACTTATATCAGTGGTGCTTATGAATTAAAAATAGAAGATACAGGTTCATCAACCTTTAGTATTACCGAAGATCATATAATTAGTGATGCAGGAATATCAGTTAATTATGGCTCTAAAGATCAAAAAGCAAATAAAGTTATTGTTGAATTCTTTAATGGACAAAAGAAGTTTGAACAAGACACTGCTATAGTTTTACACAGTGCTAGTCCTAATTATTTTTCTGATGATGGTGATGAAATACTAGAATTGAAAGTAGAATTTCCTTTTATAACTGACCCTTATATTGCTCATAATATGGGCAAAGCGATATTAGCTAGAAGCAGATTTCAAACTCAAGTATCTTTTTTAGGTACGCCAGAAATGTATAAATTAAATGTTGGGGACATAGTCAACTTAACTTATACAGACTTAGGATTTAATGCAAAAGTATTTGTTGTTGAATCATTGGTTTTACAATCAGATGGTTTGTTACAGGTCAACATGATTGAATACTTTGATGTTTACACATGGGCAGTACCAAGTGTAGAAAATGTAGCTGATCAAAGTGATACGCCTACTGCTTATGCAATTAAAGCACCAGCTAATTTAGCTTTCACTGATACCAATTCATCTTCAACTGGTAGACCTTTTATTTCTTG